GTTAATGATGTAGTTACAATTACTGGTGGTGGTAACAACGCACAAGTAACTATTACATCTGTAAGAGGAGCAATTACTTCTGTTGCTATTACTGGTGGTGAAGCTGGTTCTGGATATGTTGTTGGTGATACACTATCAGTTACTCAGTCTGGTGCATCTTCAGGTACAGTAGATGTTACTGCAGTTCAGGATACAACAATCGCTGTTACAGTTGAAGACTGGTGGACTAACACAAACACAGACGGTACTAAGACTGGTGCTGACGATGGTAAGATTAAACTATCTGCTATCGGTCCACGTCCTGGTACTTCTGCATTCGCTGCAAACTTAGGACTATCTTATGACGAAGTTCATATTGGTGTTGTAGAAAGATCAACAAAGAGTGTTGTAGAAAGACTTCAATACCTTTCTAAGTTTAGTGATGGTAAAACATCAGAAGGAGCTTCTTCTTACTATCCAACATATGTTAAGGAAGTCTCTAACTACGTTTACTTCGGTGATCACGTAGCTGCTGCACACAACCCTAGTACTGCTGGTGCTGGACTTGCTGCTGGTACTGCTGCTTCTGCTGGAACTTCAGGTCAGAAACTACAACTCTTCGGTGTTGTTAATACATCACTTGCTAGTGGTACTGATGACTATGCATACACAACTGCAGAGTTTAGTACAGGTCTTCAAGAGTTCAATGATACAGAGACAGTTGATGTTGACTTTATCCTTATGGGTGGATCAATGGCAACTGAAGCAGATTCTAAGTTGAAAGCTGCTGCATGTATCACTACTGCTAACCTAAGAAAAGATGCTATCGCATTCATTTCTGCACACAAAGGTGCTCAGGTTTCTGGAACTGTTGCTCTTTCAAGAAAAGATCAGAAGGATAACACAGTTAACTTCTTCTCAACATTAAGTTCTTCTTCATACGCAGTATTCGATAGCGGTTATAAGTATTTCTATGATCGCTTCAACGATAAGTATCGTTACGTTCCTACAAATGGTGACGTTGCTGGTCTATGTGTTGCAACTTCTACAACACTTGATGACTGGTTCTCACCTGCAGGACTTACACGAGGTGGAGTTCGTAATGCTATTAAACTAGCATACAACCCAACTTCAGCAGATAGAGATGAACTTTATCAGAATAGAATCAATCCTATTGTTTCTTTCCCTGGTCAAGGCATCACACTATTTGGTGATAAGACTGCATTATCTTCACCTTCTGCATTCGACAGAATAAATGTTCGTAGACTCTTCATTAATGTTGAGGAGAGAGCAGAAGCACTTGCTAAGGCAGTCATCTTTGAACAAAATGATGAGACTACAAGAGCTGGTTTCAACAATGCACTTTCTTCTTACCTTTCTGAGGTACAAGCAAGAAGAGGTATTAGTGACTTCCTAGTAGTATGTGATGAGTCAAATAATACACCTAGTGTTATTGACCGTAATGAATTTGTTGCAGAGGTTTATATCAAGCCTACACGCTCTATCAACTTCATAACATTATCATTTGTCGCTACGAGATCTGGAGTTTCCTTCAGCGAAGTCGTAGGTCGTTCTTAATCCATAACCACAAACTCGTAGGAAGGTAAATTAAAATGGCTATTAATTCAAACGTATCACAGTTTCTTAGCAAGATCAAACAGGGTGTTAAACCCAATATGTATCAGGTCAGTATTAACTGGCCAGATGCATTAGGTCAAGGAAAAGGAACTAATGATAAAGATCTAGTCGATATCCTTTGTAAGTCTGCAGCTTTACCTGCATCAAACTTAGGTGTTATCGAAGTCCCATTCAGAGGACGCACAGTAAAAATCGCAGGTGATCGCACCTTCGATACATGGTCTGCAACATTCATCAATGATGAAGACATGAAGATTCGTGCTTACTTTGAAGAGTGGTTAGCAGATATTAATTCTCATCAGAATAATGCATCTCCATTATTCAGACCACAAACCACAACAGAAGGTTACATGGCTAACCTTAAAGTTGCACAACTTGAAAAGAATGCAACTACTAATGGTGGTTCTATCAGAGAATATACTCTACACCACGCATTCCCAACTAGTGTTTCACAAATCGATCTTGCTTATGATAGCAATGATCAGGTTTCTGAATTCTCAGTTGAGTTCCAACTATCATACTGGACTGCAGAATCTAAGTCTGCTGCGGAGTCACAACCTCCAAACGTCCTAGAAAACGTACCAGCATAACTGGTATAAATAGTATAGTTGGTTAGACGAATATTATAATGAGTCAACTATTTGGATTCCAAATTAACAGAAAGGATGAACGGAAGGGTCAATCCCCCGTTCCTCCTAATGCTGAAGACGGCGTTGCCGTAGCAGCAGGTGGTTACTTTGGCACATATGTTGAAACTGATGCACAGGCAAGAAACGAGTTCGATCTCATAAAAAGGTATAGGGATATGTCCCTTCACCCAGAATGTGATTCAGCTGTTGATGATATTGTTAACGAGTTTGTGGTTAATGACGCTAACGATACCTGTGTACAAATTGATTTAACAAATTTGGAAGTGGGAGCTTCCGTAAAGAAAAGAATCCGAGAAGAGTTTGAGTACATCAAGCGTCTTCTCGGTTTTGATATGAAAGCCCATGAAATTATACGTAATTGGTATGTAGATGGTAGGGCATATTACCATAAAGTAATAGATTTAGCGAAACCAGCAGAAGGAATTACTGAGCTTCGCTACATTGACCCAATGAAAATAAGAAGGGTCAGACAAAAGATTAAGAAGGTAGAAGATCCAACAACTGTACGTGGTACTGCCCTTGAACATGAGTGGGGAGACTACGTAGATTATTATATCTACAACCCACAAGGTTTTGGTAGACAATCTTCAATGGTTGGTACTGGAGATTTTACTGGTAACCAAGGAATTAGATTAGCATACGATTCTGTTACATTTGTCCACTCTGGATTGATGGACATGAATAGAAGGATGCATCTTAGTTTCTTGCACAAAGGAATTAAATCTCTCAATCAGTTAAGAATGATTGAGGATGCATTGGTCATCTATCGTTTATCTCGTGCACCAGAAAGAAGAATATTTTACATCGATGTAGGTAACCTTCCAAAGGTAAAAGCAGAACAATACTTGCGTGATGTAATGTCTCGCTACAGGAACAAGCTTGTCTATGATGCACAGACAGGTGAGATCAGAGATGATAAAAAGCATATGAGTATGCTTGAAGATTTCTGGTTACCTCGTAGAGAAGGTGGTCGTGGAACTGAAATTACTACCCTACCTGGAGGACAGAACCTTGGTGAACTTAAGGATGTTGAATACTTTAAGAAGAAGCTTTATAACTCGCTTAACCTTCCACCATCTCGCCTTACTGACGATAACAAAGGTTTTAATCTCGGTAAGACTACGGAAGTTCTTAGAGACGAACTCAAGTTTACGAAGTTCATCGGAAGGTTACGTAAGAGGTTTAGTGGAATCTTCCATGACGTTCTTAAGACTCAACTGATTCTTAAAGGAGTTATTGCTCCTGATGATTGGGATGATATGCAAGAGCATATCCAGTATGATTACATACATGACAATCATTTCAATGAATTAAAAGAGCTTGAGATGGAAACCCAAAGGATTGCTCTAGTAACACAGATGGATCCTTATGTTGGTAAATATTACTCTGTTGATTATATTCGCCGTAGTGTCCTTGGTCACAAAGAGGCTGATATTAAGGAACAAGATAAGCAGATGAGGAAGGAGATAGAACAAGGTATCGTAATGGATCCAATCGATGTTAATACATTCGATACAATGGATCGTCAGAACGATGCTTTCGCTCCTGAGATTGAAGCACAAAATGCGGAAGATGATCAGAAGAGAGACATGGAAATGGCCAAGCAACAAGCAAAGCTTAAACCTGCTCCAACCAAAACCACTAGTAATACTAAATAAAAGATAGTCATGGAACAATCGAATCCCAACGCTGAAGTTCTTTCAGTAGTTGATACAATCAAAGACGGCAAAAGAGCTGATGCATTGGATGCTGTTAATGATATATTATTCTCACGTGCTGCTGATGCAATTAAAAGCTATAAGCAAGTCGTGGCCAAGACTTTTTTTGATGAACCACAGGTAGAGGAGCCATCCAATGAAACTGATAACGGAACAGATTGAAGATGTAAAAGTCATCACTGAAGGTAAAGGCGATGATAAAAAATTATACATCGAAGGTGTTTTCCTACAAGCAGAACTTAAGAATAGAAATGGTAGAGTATACCCTTTCAAAGTTCTTGAAACTGAAGTAGGTAGATATAATGAAGAATACGTTAAAACAAAACGTGCTCTTGGTGAGTTGGGTCATCCTGATGGTCCTACTGTTAACCTTGACCGTGTTTCCCACAGAATCACATCGCTTACTGCTGAAGGTTCTAACTTCATCGGAAAAGCCCAGATCTTAGACACACCAATGGGTAAGATCGCTAAGTCTCTTTTAGGAGAGGGTGTTCAATTGGGTGTATCATCTAGAGGAATGGGTAGCATCAACAAACAAGAAGATGCTAATTATGTAATGGATGATTTCATGTTAGCAACAGCAGCAGATATAGTTGCTGATCCTTCCGCACCTGATGCATTTGTTAATGGTATCATGGAAGGTAAGGAGTGGGTTTGGAACAATGGTATTCTTAAGGAGACCGTTGTTGATAAATACCAGAGTTATGTGAGCAAGTCTACTCACAAAAATCTTGAGGAAAGAACACTTAAAGTGTTTGAGCATTTCCTTTCAGGATTATAAATCTATAAATAAACTTAGACTTATTGTACGAATCTTAGGGGAAACTCAAATGTCAGATATGTTAAACGAAAAGTTTGCGGAATTCGTTAGTGAGAATGAAAAAGTTCTTTCTGAGGCTGGACAAGATCCAATGCCTAGTGTTTCTGCGGCTGTTCTTCCATCAAACCCACCAGCACCTGGTGCGGTAACAGGTGAACCCAAGAGGGATTCCCACAAAGATCCACAACCTAGTGTTGGGACAGATGCTGCTACTGCAGGTCAGTCAATAACCGACAATGGTGGTCCTTTACCTGATGGAAATGATGCAGGTGAAGATAATCCAGGTGCTAAGGCTGCTGCCCCCGTTGGAGCCAAAGGAGCACAATCAGATGGTACAGCACAAACCGCAAATATAAATGATGCTGGTGATCAAGGAGCAACACCTTCTGTAGGTACTGCTGCTGCTTATGGTACTACTACTGGTCCTGACGTACAATATCCAGTTAAGCCTTCATTCGAGGAAGTTGACGTAGCTGACGATGTTAAAGCTCTCCTTGAAGGTACAGAACTCTCTGAAGAGTTTGCTGAGAAAGCCAAGACAATCTTCGAGGCTGCTATCAAGTCAAAACTTGCAGAAGAGCATACAAAGCTTGTAGAACACTTTGCCAAAGAATCTGCTGAGAAAATTGAGTCTGCTAAGGCAGAACTTGCAGAGGAAGTTAATGGTACAGTTAACTACGCCATCGGTAGATGGGTTGAAGAGAACCAAATCGCCCTAGACCGTGGTATAAAGAATGAGATTACAGAAGACTTTATTTCAGGTCTGAAGAATCTCTTTGAAGAGCACTACATTTCTATCCCCGATGAGAAAGTCGATGTGGTAGAAGGTATGGCTGAACAAATTCGTAAAATGGAAGAACGCCTTGACGAACAGGTCAAGTCTAATGTGAAACTTCAAACCCGTCTAGATGAGAACACAAAGAAAGTTATTCTGAACACTGTGTCAGAAGGATTGGTGGATACTCAGAAAGACAAACTAGCTGCACTTGCAGAAGGAATTGAATTTACTTCAGAGGAAGAATATTCCAAGAAGATCAGTACTCTCAAGGAAAGCTACTTCAAAGGAGATGCTCCTAAAGTAGCATCTGCAGCAGATGAAACTCCTGTCGAGGAAGTTGCAACTACACCAGCTATGAACGCTTATGTAGATGCTCTTAGTCGTTGGGAATAAACACAACAATTAACGATATTCTCATAGAGGTATAATCGCATGTTTAATGCAAAAGCCCTAACAGAGAAGTGGGATCCTGTTCTTAGTCACGAAGGTAGTTCTACCATCAAAGACAATTATAAGAAAGCGGTTACCGCAGTTCTGTTAGAAAACCAAGAAAGATTCCTTCGTGAAGAGAAGGGAATGTTAAACGAAGTCGCCGTGAACGCTCTCGGTGCAAGTACTGTATCCCCTGCTGGATCAGCACTCGGTAACGCCAATACAGCTGGACTAGCTGGTTTCGACCCAGTTCTCATCAGCTTGATTCGCCGTTCAATGCCTAACCTAGTTGCATATGATATCTGTGGTGTCCAGCCTATGTCTGGTCCTACTGGATTGATCTTTGCAATGAGATCTCGCTACGAGAACCAAGGAGGAGAAGAGGCACTATTCAACGAGGCAGACACAGGATTCTCTGCTGGTGGAGACACCAACAAAGGAGACTATGCTGTTCGTCAAGGAGATGGTACTTCAGCTTCTGGTAACGGTTTATCTGATGGTAACAACCCATCACTTCTTAATGACGCTTCACCTGGAACCTATGAGGTTGCTTCTGGAATGTCTAGGGAAGACCTAGAAACAATGGGTGACACAGGAAACTTATTCCGTGAGATGTCATTCAGCATAGAGAAGACCTCTGTTACTGCTAAGTCACGTGCTTTAAAGGCAGAGTACACTCTAGAACTAGCTCAAGACTTGAAAGCTATTCATGGATTAGATGCCGAGCAAGAACTTGCTAACATCCTATCTTCTGAAGTGCTTGCTGAAATCAACCGTGAGGTTGTTCGTAGAGTCTATAGCGTTGCTAAGAAAGGTGCTGCTAATAACGTAGCAACTGCTGGTGTATTCGACCTAGACGTTGATTCAAACGGTAGATGGTCAGTTGAGAAATTCAAGGGACTCCTATTCCAAATCGAGAGAGATTGTAACGCAATCGCACAAGAGACTCGTAGAGGAAAGGGTAACTTCTTGATGTGTTCTGCTGACGTTGCTAGTGCTCTAGCAATGGCTGGTGTACTTGACTATAGTTCTGGTTTAACTGGTGCTGGTGGTCCTTCCATCGGTGAAGTTGATGATACTGGAAATCTTCTAGTTGGTACAATCAACGGACGCATTAAGGTCTACGTTGACCCTTATGCTGCTAATCTATCTGATAAGCACTACTATGTTGTTGGTTATAAGGGAACTTCTCCTTATGACGCTGGATTATTCTATTGCCCATATGTACCTCTACAAATGGTTCGCAGTATTGATCCAAACAACTTCCAACCCAAGATTGGATTCAAGACACGTTATGGTATGGTTTCAAACCCATTCGTTACAACTAACGGTGCATACAATGGTACTCCTGATGGAGAGACCCTCACCGCTAATGCTAACATGTACTACAGACGTGTACAAGTTACTAACCTCATGTAAATCGAGGTTACGATACTCAAACAAAGCACCCGAAAGGGTGCTTTTTTATTGCCTATATAATTGAATACATGTTATAATATATTATGCAAAAGAGTTACATGCAATACCTTATATGGTCTTCTATAGTAT